ATCGTTCCATGAAGGAACAGCAGTGGTACCAGTATTGCGATATGTTTTACCGCTGTTTGTGTCAGTAAGAAGACATCCAACTGCAAATTTACTTGCTGTTGTTGCCAAATTACCCTTTGTTTGTGCAAGAGTTATCAATCCTTCAGAGTTTGCCTCCTGGATCAACACTCCTGCTAAGTCTGGATCTGTTCTCATAATCTCGTATTATTTACTAAATACACTTAAGCCTGCCCGGGTTAGGGGCAGGGCTTAAGCAGTGGGCTATCTTGCCAACATAACGTCTAAGAATTTCTTAGATCCGTCTAGGAAGGTAAAGATTCCACCAAGGTAACTTGAGAACACATTTGTTCCGCGTCGGTCGTCAGTCTTACGCATGTCAACAGGACTCATGTCTTGCAATACAGCATCAATCGCACCTTTTTTACCGAAGTAAGCGTGGATCATGTTGTTTGCCCATGTGTCAGTTCCATCGTTAAGATTGTCAGCCACAGTAAGTGCACCTGAACCGATTTGTTTCACAGTAGCTTCGTCTGCTGTGTTGTCATTTGTTGCTGTAATATCAAGCAATAGAAGTTGATCATCAGCAGATGCAGCACTATAACCAGTGTCTGTAGCTTCAGCTTCAGCATTTGCTCCACCAGCGTTTAGCCACTCAACAAGATTTGCACGAGTGATATCTACTGTAGAAGCAATATGGATTTCAGAAGCTCCACCAGAAAGTGTACCCACGAATGTGATTGTTACACCGTTGTATGTAATTGTGTCACCATCAGTTGGGTTAGTAGCTAGTTCAAGAGTTACTTCTCCCATCAAGTTTTCAGAAACATACATTTCTGCTGTTGAAACTGTTCCAGTGTATCCGTTTTTGAATGTTGCCCCTGCAAGGTCAATGTTTTTTCCAAGCAAGTATTCAGTAACCGCAGCAGCACCATATGAATCTGTTACGAAACATAGGTTTGTAAGCATTTGGTTATTTCGGCGTAGTTTCGCAGGCATGCGAGACACCATTTGTGGAACGGTTGTTGAACTCTCTGTGATAGGAGTTCCAGTTGATACTAGAGTTGTAAGATCTCCTGCATCAAATGTGTAAGCTGCGTTTTCAACTTCAGCGAAGACACGAGCGTCAAAGTCTTGAGCCACTTTGTGACCAACTTGTCCACCGATTGCTTCACCTGGGTTTAATGGTCCAGCTTGTGAAACTTCACCATCTGAGATGTGGAATACAGCTTCTTTTTCAATGTTTACTTGAAGCAATTCTGTTGTGTCTGTCACAGAATCGATTGTAGAAGCATTACCACGGGTCACGTCTCGAACACGAACACTTGAGATGTCGTATGCAACACGTTCAACGCTTTCACCGTATTTAAGAACTTTTTCAAAGCGCATGTTAGCGATTTTCTTTGCTACAAGCACTTTTTGAAAGATTTCTTGGTACGCGTTGTCGAATTGTTCTTTATAGTTTGTTAAGGACATACCTTATGTTTTACAACACTGAGGCAAGTCGGTCGGCTAATTTAGAATTATATTGCTCTTTAAGAGCAGGATCTTTCATTACTTGGGAGTAATACTTCGTATCCTTTTGCATGCGAGCCATGTCCACTGATCCGCCGAGAGCTTTACCTCCACCGGGTGTACCTGGGTCCATACTTACTTTTCCTTCAATTAGATGTCCGTAAGCCGTCTCAATGATCTGACTAAATGTTTTGTCAGCATTCTTTGGATTGAGGGTAAGCGCTTTGATAGTTTCCTTGTCAACAACATCCTTATATTCAGGATGAGCTCCCATGGCCTTTTTGAAGTGCTTATTGAAGGCCTTATCGATTTTTTTATCGCGCTCACTCTTTCGAAGTGGCTCGAGTTCAGAATCGATTTCACCTTTCATTTCCTCTCGGGCTTGCTTCTTGATTGCAGAAGCGAAATCCTCAAGGAACTTCCCGTCCAAATTATGCTCTTCGGCGAGCGTTTTGATGTCCTTGTTAATCTCCCTAGTAGACTTGTCACCATCTTGAATAGTTTTCTTAAGATCCTGCATCTCTTTTGCAAGTTCTTTATTACTATTCTTCAGTTCCAAGAATGTTGAGAGTGGTACTGACTCTTCCTTCTTTTTAGAAGGTTTTGGAGAATCAGCTGGATCACCTAGAACCTCACCAATTGTCTCTTCTTTTTTAGGTGCGTCTGCCGTTTGTTTATCAAGTTGCTTTTGAGCAGCCTGTTCAACAGTCGGCTCCTTACCTTCTGCCGGAGCTTTTGCAGGTTCTGTACTTTTATCCTCAGTACTTTGAGGAACTTCGGGTTTTTCATTTCCCATAAGAAAACATTTATTACGTCTAGTCTCGACGGGATGATATGCCTCTCATCCATGAGTAAAACGGATAAATTCCGCTGGCTGCTCCCGAAACACAGGAGCAGTTAAGCGATTTTTATTCAGGACTGATCAATGTCTTTAAGAAGTTTTCAACATCTTCTTTGTTTTGATCCGAATGTCTTAATGTGCGCAGTACTTGGATATTCGACTTCATATGAGCCAGTAGAGTTCTGATATCTACTTCCGGCAATGTCCTAAATCCAATTAACAATGTGTCCAAATCAGATGTGATGTCACTCTCGAGAGCATCCATAAGCAATTTCCCACCCTCTGTATCCTTTACAGAAGAAAATGCTTTGTAGTTGGATAGATCCTCGAGTGCTTCACCTATCTTTTCGTTCTCCAGGCTCTCCAATTGTTCATGTTCTTTTTCATCGAGAGGCATACTATTTCTTTGGCTTAGCTTCTACTGCTCCAATTTTTACAAGTTCCTTTTTAACCTTTGTGTAATGTTTAAGATTTTTCTTGATTTCATCGATTCCAGCTTTGCATTCTTTTGATCGTAAGAATGCTTCGTAGTGCATGTGAGCTGCATGCAATTGCTCATCTGAGAGTTTTGCAATGAAGTCATTATGGTCTTCAATGTTCTGCATCTTTGCCTCTTCAACTGCGCGCATTGATGTAAGCTCTCTGAGCTTCTTCTCCAGCACTTCTTCGTGCTCTAGGAGCTCACCTACCTTAAACTCGTTCTCTAGTCCTGTGGTAAGAATTAGCACTTCTGCTGGATTCTTATTCTTTTTCTTAATTTTGTATTTCACGTTTGACATACTATTCAAGTGTTATTGGCTCACTTGGTAATGGAACATCTTTACCCTCGATCGCTGGATCTTCATCAGGTTTTGCTGCTCGACCACCATCTTGGCCAATTTGATTTAATAAATCGATTTGTTGATTTTGAAATGCGCGGGCTTCATTTCGCATAATGATCGGATCTAGCAATACAATGTAATCAGCAAGGCGATTAAACTGTTCTTGCGTTATATCTTCCTTATGATTACGCATGTAATTCACCATCTTTTGCTTGTAGGCGTTGTTTGCCATTTCATTTGGCTCAACATCATCGTCATCAAGTAGTTTTTCAATATCGCGTTCACATTCACCCATAAGCTCACTATTTCCATACACAGATACATCTTGTAACTGTTCAATCTCATCTTCAGTAAGACCGGCAATTTTAGCTTGGATTTCAAATGATTTTTCCTGGTTAATCCCTTTATTGTTAGCTTGTGCACGTAGGAAGTTGATCTTTGCTGTTTTATCTCGGAGTGATGAGATTTGCTCTGCATTTGAGGCTTCTACGATAAGACCAAATTCTTCATCATCTCGGAACAAGTCATCTCTTCCTACTTCTTGAATCATCACACCTTCGGGACCAACAATATCTACGGCAACTTTCTGTGTAAGATGTTCACGAACACCTCTTTCCCACAGTTTCGCAAAGCGTTTGTATCCAAATGCGTATGATTTATTCAATAGACCAAAACGGTCAGCAGTTTCAGCTTGATTCCCCTCATAAATACCCAATCTTCCTTTTTCATCAGCCACACCCTTACTACCACTATTTACACCAGAAGCTTTTTCCTGGATTCCTTCGAGTAAGTTGAAAACTTCTATTGGAGTATTAATTGAAGGTGTTTTAACGAATTGGATTGCCTTGTTTACATCTACATCACCAGTCACTTTAATGATTCCATCACGACGATATTTAAGCTGACTCAAATTCTTCATCATCTTGGTGTTCACAACCTTTTGAGGTTTGTTAATAGCCTCAGCATTATCAAGTAATTGATTCAATGAAACTTCTTGAGCCATGAATATTTCACGAGCATAATCACAATAACTTGGAGTCCAGAATTCAGTTAGATCTGGGAATGCTGCCCATGTCCAATATGGCCATGCCCCAAGTGGAAAGGTGTCTGTAACTGGAGAAATGTTTACGAGCTTCTCACAACGAATGGCGCGACCACTGTTATCCATCAATAAGTAGTAACGCTCACCGTCTTCTTGGAAAGTAGTACACCATCTCCAAAATTTATACTTTGTAGGATCGCTTACATCCTTATCTCCAATAGTGTCTTGACTGTATGATCTTTGACGTTTGTTTGTTTCTTCTTGCGTTTTATCATCTGCATTTCCAGAACCATTACTCAACAGATCTTTAACAAGAGCTGGGTGGTATTTTCCACTTTTAGCACCTTCTTTTAGTTGGCGCTCATCAAGTTCTACAGAATAACTCCCTAGAAAACGAGCTTGTTCAATATCAATTCCTCCAGCACTTGGATCTATTAAGAAGTCATATACATCAATCGGTTCGAGATGAGATTTGTATTTCTTATTCGGACTTTCTGCAAAGTATGCGTAGATAGCGCGACCATAGATAATCCCTTGTTTTTTACCCACGATATCCTTCAAATCCCAGTATCCATCACTTTGATCACTAACTTTGAGGGCGTTCAGGTACTCAACACGTTTTTGTTGTGCAGGTTTGCGTTTTACAAACTTGAAAGTAAGTGGATGATCAATTTTAGAGAGCAGTGTATGTACAAACTCTTGCATGCGCCCAAGCGCTACGTTAGCGCGAGACTCAATAGCCTTTTGCTTTACTCCGTAGTACATTTGCTCATTCTTTTGCCAATTTGTGATCTTCCCTTGTTTGTACTTGCGAGCAATTGATACTTCATCAATAGCTTGAGTCGCAATTTTCTCAATCACATCTTTTCTAAGCTTTTTAGGTTTTTTTGGTGTTTTTGCCATAATTTTATATACCGATGTCTTCATACATCACTTCATCCTCTTCCCAATCGTCATCATCTTCTTCATCCTCTTCAGATATCTTTGCGTAATCCTTCATTTGCCATGCAATAGCAGCAGCAATGAGTAAGTCGAAGTGACGTGTGGTTAGACGAACATCCTTTTCATTATCAAGGAGGTCATGTCTTGTGTAGCTTCTACATTCAGCAATGAGTGCTGGATCACTCAATTCGAGTAATCCATCCTCTACCGCTTTGGCAAGAGCCATTAACATCTTTGGTTTGGTCAATGAGTTGGTGTTCCACCCATACTGAGTGGCTCGGGTCTTTTCGATACTTGTATCCTTACTAGGCATTGCAAATAGGTTTGCCCCTAGCAACTTAGCCTTCAGGATCGCTTGATCGTATTTGTTGTTTTCAATACCGGATAGACAATCACCAAATAGTAATTGCTCACGATATATTTCATCACCAAATGATTCTGGATCGAGGGTATTACTTGCGAATGTCGCAACCACTCTTGCAGGTATAGTGCTGAAATCAATAAATACTGATGTTGAGTGATCAAGTCCTAGACCACCAGCGACGTCATGCCCACTTCCATACCGATGTCCAGGCTTGAATTGCTTGAATATCTTGAAGCCAGCAGAAACCTTTTTAGGTTCTAACGCAGGCATTGCCTCGAGGCGTTCACGGTCAAACATGATGTCCTTAGACGCAGATGGTTTACAAAGGCGTTCACCCTCAAAGTCATCATCTGTCTCACGCATCTTGTTGATCTCCTCAACTGTGTATCTGTCCCAAGTTGGAACTCCATTTTCAATGATCGGAATTATCAATACTTTTCTGCCGGTTGCTGGTGTAGCAACTTTATGGACATTTCCCATTTCTGAAATGTAGTTACATGTGTAAATACAAGATCCTCCCTTTGCTAGAGAGGTACGAGCTTCTTCCATGTTGTCCCAAATTCCCTTTGTAACGCGTGCTGATCGAAGTGTCTTTCTATTTTCGAAATCTTCATACCAGATAAGATCAGGACGAGCTTCATCTTGAAGCGCACCACGTTGATCTTGTCCTACTGTTCCAGCAACCACTTTTACTCCAGTTGATGTCGTAAACGAACTCATTCGTTCTTCACGTTTTGAGGCTGTTTTTTCAAATATCTCTGGATACATACCCGAGATCTTTTTAGAAACAAACATGTTATAGATATCGGTTGTGATCTGTTTACTATTATCACCATCTGCTGAAAGCACCTTTATATACTTTCTGAAGTGCCCAATGTCATTTGCTATGGCAAAGGCAATAAAAAGCTTTGTGCGGGCTGTTTTAGCAGCACCACGGAACGCTATATCAACAAATGAATCGATATTTCCTTTATATGCTCGTATATTGTAAAGATCAATTTCTCTATGAAACGGTGCATCTTTCGAAGTGAAGTACTTCGGGAAGTTGTATCGAATCCATAGATTGAACTTCAATCTGATCTTTTTCTCATCATCATCTACACTGAATTGAAACAATGCTTTTTTGGCCAGTTCATCATCACCTTTCAAAATAGCTTTGATCTTTTCACTCTTCATGTAAGAATTCATCTAATAAATCTTCTACTTGTTTTTTTACATCTGCATCTGGCATCAATGGAATTCCATCTTTCCCAGTCAGTTCATTACGTTTCGAATATCCTTTGTCTTTTCCTAGCGTCTCAAGTGTGAATTGCGTCATGTTCGCTTTTACTCGGATCAGTCCAACATCTTGTGTTTTCTTCTCGACTATAATTGGTTCTCCATCTGTCTCACCTATCACGATTTGCTCAACTTGGTTAGTATCCATTTCAAGGAATCCATCTAGGTTCTTACTGGCCAACTTAAATTTACGGTTGAGTTTCCAGAGTTCTATCTTGTCCCGTAGTCCTTGGTAGTTATCAGTTCTCCAGTCATAAATAGTTTTTTCACTAATTTTGTTAGCTTTAGCAATATCTATAAATGTTTTACCTTCAAGAATTCCTTTTTCTATTTCCCGAAGGAGTTTTTTGGTCAGTTTCGATTTTGGCCCTGGTTTTTGCCTGGTCCTTTTCTTCTTTGCCATAACGCTTTTTTAGCTTGGATTTTGAAATTGTGCGTGACACTCTGAAATATCTTTGACCTTGTGAACCCTTACTTATCACTGTCATCGTGTTTGCAATCCTCAATCTGTTTTTGTAAATCTTTCTCTGCTTGAATCATTTTTGCTTTTACTTCTTCTTCAATTGCATTGATATCAACTTTGTACTTTTTCTTACATTTTCTACATGCTTTTGAAATGCTAGTCATACTATTTTCTCTTTTTCTTCTTAGCGGAAGTTTTCTTTTTGTTTTTATGCTTGGAAACTCTTTTTTTAGTTGCTGCCTTCTTCATGTTTATTTCCTGTAACTTTTCTTCAGCACTTATAGGACGGATAATAATATCGGTACGAGCAAATTGTCCTGTAGGGTTTAAAGTCATTTTTGATTCAATGACAACATCATCCTTGCGGGCTTCGCGGATGAGTTCATTTTGCTTCTCTGTATATTTTTCGACAGGTGTTTTTTCTTTTGGCATATATATATTTATAGCAACCCGTATATTTCTGAGGCAGTAAGGGTTGCTCCGCCTGCTTTATATCTACAAGTAGATGATACAAAGCTCTAGCGCATATGACCTGCTATAAATATATAGATCTCGAGTACCACCAGCCCAAAGGTCGGAGGGCTTGTGGCTTTCCTACGATTACACGCCCGTTCAAGAGGCTACGATGAAAGTTCCACTTTAGAGTGGAGGTACTAGAGACTTATAATGAACTTTGTTCTGGGAGAGGGAATCGAACCCCCGACTTCCGGGTTATGGGCCCGGCACGCTGCCTCTGCGCCACCCCAGTGTGATCTGTGCTACGGATTAAACCGTTAGAGGGTCGATACTCTACACAGACTACTGAAAACAAAAGACTCTCCATCGAGGGAGAGCCATTAGTTCGGAAGTCAACTGCTACATAAACTCCAGAGCCGTGCACGAGCCCTCGATGTAGCAGTTTTGTTTTGTACATGTATTTTAACAAAGTGAATATGGACAACCTGCGGATAAACCTGTCCTAAAACTTCATGTTATCAACATGTTCTTGGCAGCGGGTACAGGTAATTATATTCAGATCGCCACGTCTCGCATGAAGCATGTCATACCACTTGTCAAGCGTCTCTTCACGCATGTTTTTCGATATTTCCCAAATTTTCCAGCAATGCTGACATAAGAACATCCAATCCGGACGATTATCTACTCTGGGTCTATAAAATCCACTCATATTTTTTCAGACACCTTAATTATTTTTAAATCTACATAGCCCTCATCTCGTTTCGCATCTAAGAGTTTTTGAGCACCATGGGGAGTTGGTCTAGCTCCCAATACACTATTTGCACCGAAGAGTCCTAATTTACCCTTAACAATGTATGGGAAGAAGAATCTATTGTTCAGACCATTTTTAACAACAGGGATTGTGACCCCGCCTTCCACTTTTGAATGTCTCCCTGTTTGTATATCCCCCATATACTATGATTTCCTTTTATAATTTTCAGCATCTTGCTTTGTACCAAAACAATTTCCAGAATCCATTCTATCCTTATGTGGCGATTTGTGTGCGTACACTTCTCGGCGAGGATATCCATTTTCATCTAAAAACCAATACCAACTACCTGGGCTGACGATTATGGGTTTTCCCAATGCAGCAGGACGCTTATTAATTGGAACTTTTCTATTCCAATCCTTGAGCCCACGTCTTTGAGCCATGAAATTTGTGAGATTGACTTTCGCCTTTCCCATATAAAATTGTTCGATTTCTAAAAGTAGTTCTTCACATTCTTCAAAAAACCAATATGAGAATACGTCTGAAACTTTTATTTGTTTCACCACAGTATATCCTTGAGTTACTAGATATGCAGCGAGATCAAGGTTGTTCAATTTTATTTTTTTATTTTTTTTCATAGTTGTTTTGTTTTACGCACTGGATCTTAGCGGTTACTACGAGATCCTTAGAATGCAATGAATTCCGTTTTGTAATTACAAGTAAACGATTGTCTATCAGACCATTTATAATTTGATTTTGCACTTCCTCCATGGTTTTATCGATGACAAATTGAGGACTTGGACAATAGGCCATATCATTTTCAGAAATCATCTTACTTACCTGAATGGTCACTATTCTCTTTGAGAAGAATTTATACCAAAGTTTTTGTAGTATTTTTTTCATATTATTTAAGTAGTTCATCTAAAGCATGAGCGTATTTTATGATTGCAGATTCAGACGGGCTATCCGAAAGATTATCTGCCATATCTACGATCTTTACAGCTTTGGCAAGTTTATTTTTTTTCACTCGAGCAATATAATCTCCATAACTTTCTCCCTCAATATGAGTAAGCGCTTTTACCGCTTCCACAATATCTTTTCCAAAATGCGCGAGTTCGTGTTCTTTTGTGTCGGTGTCTTCAAGAACGTCATGCAAAATAGCAACAACTTTTTCTTTCTCTGTGACCAATTCTTGAGAAACACGAATGGGGTGGATGATATAGGGGTTTCCGTTTTTTCTTTTTTGGCCATTATGTTTGATGGCTGCAAATTCTAAAGCTTGTTTGAACATATAAATTTTCCTTATAAACTAACACCCACAAATGATGGAGTAACCAGTGAAGCCTTTCACTCCACAACACCCACCACCGCACTCTCCAGTACAGCTACCCCGATTCGGATAGGCGTTGGGTGGGATTCTAAATGTTGAATTATGGTTGCATAAATGCCTATTCATTTATGGGTGCTAGGTTGTAAGGGTGCCCCGATTGCTTTCGCTAACCGTGTCGGGGCGTTCACGGAGATATCATCACTCTCCTTTACTGGGATGCACCAGCCTGTGTAAGATCGACGCTCTTCACCTGGATCGGGACGAGCTTCTTGCAGCCACCACATCGGTATACGCCCTCTCGGACTTTCACCTTGTTGGTGACGGTTTTGCAGTTGGGGCAGTCGCCAACGATGTATTCGCTCATCAGCACACGTCCAGTCGCTTGTTGCCGCCCGTCTCGATCTTCTGACCGCAAGTACCCGAGTAGAGCAACTTGCCGTCAACCGTGACCTCACCATTGCTGGTGAACGGGTGGCTACTTCGGCACTTCATACAATAGAGAACTCTCTTCACTTTCTCCCTCCGAGCTATGTAGACAGCACCAACGCCAATGACGAAGATGCAGAACAACCAGTAACCAAGCGGCGATCCGCCCAGACTGGTAAAACCAGCGAATTGTGATAGTAACATCTTGACCTCCCACAACAACGTTCCAGCTACAGCTTAGCCGTGAGAGGGTCGAAACCCTACTGAAACGTTTGTGTGGAAAATCAAATTGTTGTGTTTATTTTTTGATGTCACATTGAACTAGAGCTGTTGCATCACTATACCCTTGGGAATACATTGAAGCCCCAAGCCCAGCTTCCTCACATTTTTTTACCTCAGCAATAATCTCTTCATTTGTCATTGGTTCTCGTTTTGGAAATCCACAACCCGATAAAAGTAGAACTACTATAGGTAATATGATAAATTTTTTCATAATCTTTTTGTTAATAGTAAATTGTTATTAGGGTTAATCCCCCAATCATATAGAGCAAGTGTTTACTCTATAGGGTGGGGGGTTACGAAGCAGATATTGAATTTAAAAACATTGTTTTTGGAGCTGTTCTCATCATTTCGGTATGTACAGCAAGTTTTAAGTACGCATCAGCTGTTTTAGTCTCTCCAAGATTTCTATGAAAATAATACATTTTCATGGCTTCATCTACCAATTTTGAAATATCTATTATTTTCATTTTCTCGTCTTCTTCCATACAAATATAAATAATGAGTTAATGAACAATATATGTTCACGCAGGTAGTGGATCAGGCTACATCTCCGACTTTCTGTCACCTTTTTGAGGTGTTGCGCAAGTGGTGTACTATCCTGTGCTATAGCACTTTATACTACTGCGTGGACATATATTGCCCATCTATTGAGCAGTAAGGTTCTGAGAGGCAAGGTTAAGTATCTTGCAGGGTGCGTGGGGAGAGTCGAACTCCCGACATGATAGGGTGATTAAATCTATCAAACACTTCCTAAAAGTCACACACCTCGTCCCCAATAAACAATCTATTTATTGTATTCAACGGTTCTCTGCCCGCCATCTCTCAGAATCCTACTGCCCATTGGTTAAAATAATCAGTTTATTTCCAAACATTTAGAACAAACCACAAACTGAATACGAACACAGACAGTATAAACGGACTTGAAATTATAAGACCTGCCATCCAAGTGTATTTGTTACACTTACCAAGCGACATGTTTATTGAAATCTTTTCCTCACACCACAGACACACAGCTCTCCCATCTGGTAAAAATAGCTCATGTCCATTATACTCGTCTGCTTTCTCCATGTTCATTTTTATTTTGTTGCTGTGTAAATTACCTTTGCAACATAAATTTTTAAACCCTTCTTCCATAAATCTATCTATTTAGTCCCGCTTATGTGCGGGGTTGTAATTTTAGTAATAAATTTTCATACACTTATTTTTTTTAATGCAGCAATATCAGCGCTAATCGCGTGGTGAATCTGCGCTACAGCAAGCATCATATCCTCTAAATTTTCTGGTCCGGAAGAAAGATTGATATTTACTTCCCCCAACTGAATGCTATAGCTATACGTCTTTGTTCGTTCCACTTTTGCTTTTTTTCTTGGCATATATATGTTTTATGTAAATTATTTTTTTTCAATTAGTTCTACACGAGGACAAATTTTTTGCTTCTTTGCCTTAATCCACTCTATCGCCACGTTCTTCTGCTTCGGGGGAGTTTCATCATCAAGCTGTTTGATAGATTTTATCTGATTCAATTTATCTGTGAATCTATCTTTTAACTCACCTACTGCCCACACGGAGAAAAAGGCAACAACAGTAAGCCACACAAACACTGTGAATTCCAAAATTTCTGGATCAAAGTGGCCAAAGAATAGAACTAAAACTGGATATACAAATGAATATAGAAGGAACAACACTACAACTAGCACCACAAACCCACCACCGATTAGAAATAAGGTTCTCCACAACATGCCTTGAAAAAATCTACATAAACTTAGATTTTCCCAAATCTCAAATGAAAGTTTTGTACTAAAATTGCTCATTAACCACGTATAGTAACGCTCCAACAGGGACCCTTTTTTTATTCTTATAGACATATATTTATTAGAAATTACCGTAATTAACCTGGAAACATTGCAATCCCATACTGCGCCACATTTCAACAACTTGATCTCGATCATCGAACACACCTAGAACTGCATACTCATCTTTTATCTTATCGAACATTCGTTTCTTGATTACAGAATCCTTCTCTGTGCTTCCTTCTGAACGAATGTCGAAATGAGAATACTCAATATCGTGTTTCGCAAGCCATTTCTTAGTTTCTTCTTCACACACTCCATCTCTACCTGTGAAAATAATTATATGATTGTCGTAATGCAACTTTTTAAGCAAATCGACTACTGCTATTTTGGGCATATCACCTCCTACTCGATTCCAATCATATGGACCCCGTCCATCCATCTCTGCAAGTGTCCCATCAACATCGAAAATATACGCTGGGGGTTTACTCATATCAGGTACATAATGAGGAACTTCTTTTTTTAAAAACTGATTATACATCCGTAAAATCACGTCCTGCCCTACCGATACAGGGCGTTGCAGATCTCTTTTTATGGCGGATTCCACACTTATCTCAAAGAACTTAACCTCAATCGTGGCTTTTCCTTTTACCAACTCTTTTATCTCCTTCTCATGTTTTGGATGTAAATTTGTATCATCTACGATCACATGTTTTCCTTGCTCCAAAGCTTCCAGGATAATAGAATTTCTGATATTGAGAACCATTTTTTCATTCTCTTTAGACCACCGACCATTGTCTACCATTGATCGGATATCGTCCTTATTCACCCGTTTATACATCCCAGGGTATTTATCTAGGAGTTTACGTGCGTATGTACTTTTCCCTGAGGCTGGAAGTCCTTTAAGAATTATTACTTTCTTCATAGGCTACACTTATATGATTATTTAATATGTCATGATAGATTCTCGCTGCTTTTTTACAAGATAGTTTTTGTAGGTGACCAAAATCTATTTTCTTATTTTTCTTAACAAAGCCCCACAATTCTTCTTCGAACATATCGTGGTAGGCTGTTTGTATAATTCTTCCTGTGTGTTCGACATCAAGGCGCTGTTCGATGTGCGGTTGCAACTTATTCATTATCTTTTGGATACGAGCAACAGTCATGAACTCATTTACCATCTTCATTTCAACATATGTTTCCGAGTGCTTATTGTTTCCACCAAAAACGATTCCGTTGTTTTCTTTAAACTCTTGAGTTACAACTTTCGCACATATCCTGTCTCCCCACTTATTCACAAATTCAGAGTTCTTTATCACTATTCCTTCCCCTTTTTCTCCAAGAGTTGTTTTCCCAGAGTATATCTCTACCTCATCAGGGGTTGGATCTGTTAGGCGAGCAAATTCATGAGGAGTTTCGAGACCGCATAATGCAGCGATTGTTCTAACTAGTATTCGAGTTCCCCATTTACATTGGCGGACAAGCTCTCTTGTTTGTTGCTCTTCATTTTGTTTCTTTTCTTTGCGTGTTTCTCCTTCTTTTAAATCAACATTTTCTAAGTCATCTGGTTCGAATAAAACGTCAAATAGATAGAATTGTTTGTATGCTGTCTCGTCATAAGCGATTGTGTGACGAACCAACCACTCACCATACAGTCTCGCTTTTGGATTGCATTGTAAGTATGATTTTAGAAGTTCGTTATTCTTTACAAAATCGACAAAACCATTAAAACCTTCAGTAAGAACTCGCGTGCGACTTCCACATTTTACTTCTCCGTCTTCTATCCAGATAGAAGCATTTGCTCCATCAATTTTTTCTTCGATTGTTACTTCTCCCATCAAGATACCATCAGTATCTTCATGTCCTAAACGTTTAATTTTGGGGTATTTTATAAACATATTTTATATAAATAATTAGTCAGAGTGGCAGGATTCGAACCTGCGGCCTGACGCGTCCAAGGCGCCCGTTCTAGCCAACTGAACTACACTCTGCTTGGTTCCACAGGATGGGGTCGAACCATCAAACTCTGGGTTCAAAGCCCAGCGACTTTACCAATTTGTCTACCGTGGAATGATCCCTCCACCCTGCCCACAAAATGAGCAGAGGCAAGGATCATAATTTTCGAACCTTGAGTTTTTTCCCACATTCACCACACTT